CTCTCCTTCTGGCGCATAGATCTGGCTGTTCACATAAAGATCAGTCATCGCTGCCTGAAGCTCGCCACTCGAATAAGAAGTGATACGGCTAACTTGATTCTGCCAAGAGGTAGGAAAAGAAGACTTAGCAATATTTCCAACACTATTGGTTTGAGCTCCAAAGTTTGAGTCTTGCATCCAACCTTGAAAGCCAGCAGATCCACCATAATAAAGTGATTCAAGATCAGTGAGCACGGTTGAAGCAGCTCCTACAATTTGCTTTTCAAACTCACGCTTAAGCATTCCCATGACTGACTTCATACGAGCCTCAGCTATACGAATGATAGCCCGCTCTCCCTTGTTGCTTAGCTCTTCCTTTTCAGTAAGCACTACTGGAGCAATGAAGTCACACCATTTATAATTGGCGGTACGCAAGGGATCTTTAACTGCAAGGTTAATAGATTCATAGCCGGTAGTGAGCTGGGTAATTGTTGAATGATCTGTAAGGATTACAGGCGCATCGATATAGCTTCCTCCATCTGTTTGTTCAATGTTGCCGTGACGTTGGCAAGCTTCAAGCAGGGGAATATTTCTGAAAGTATTATCTACTTCCTTATCTCTTAGAATCCGCAGAGTACTCGCAAGAATATCATATTGGACTCCACTAACAGTAACATGACTAGGCATTGTTTTTATCCATTAAAAAAAATTGTAGGTTGAGAGTCCGTATCCTTTACAGGGGATTGATAGCCGTATCCTTTGCAGGGTGCTTCAATATATACATACCACAAAATAAAGGTTAGCGCACCTTGGTACCTTTTAGATGTTGGTAGATCTCCCATGCCTTCAGCTCTTTAAGGTTGGGGGCTATGCTCGCTGCATTTCTGCGAGCCCCTGAGCTGATAAGGGCCGCGCTTCTTTTTGCTGCGTGTGCTCGCCTCTTCTGCTCGTCTGCGCTTAGAGCTTGTTCTGCTGCGCTGGCCTTTCCTTTTGCTATCCAATACGCAGATTCAAGATCTAAGGAATCATTCGCTAAGAGCAAATTTTTTACTTCAGTTTTAAATTCTGGATTGGTCTTCAGCTCGGGATGAGCAGATACAAAAGAGCTAACCTTTTGTTGCGCTTGCATTTTCTGCTGTTCGATCTGCATAGGTTGAAGCACTGCTGCCAGCCTTGAGCTAACTTCTTTCTCTACATACTTCTTGAAGGACTCAGGATCAAAAGGATCAAAGTCTCCAAGCTCCTCCTCCGCTACTGCCTGCATTTTTTTCATGACATCAGACTGGAGAAGTGCATCCTTTTGAGATGCCAATTCTTTTCTCATGGCTGCGAGCTCTTGCGTCTTGCGGGTATAGTCTGCTCGTAAAGAAGCCATAGCTCTCTGAGCTTCTGGGGTCTGACTATCAAAGACACTATCCCAGCTCTCTCCTTCAAGCAGTCCCTTCTCTCTCCTTCCTTCAGTTTGCTCTGGTGTTTCCTTCTGTTGCAGCTTCGTCTGCTCCGCTTGCATGATCAGGCGCTCGAGCTGTTGATCATACTCGTCGCCATGATGGGTTGCACTCTTCTCTCCCATCGTTTGAAGTGGATCTGTACTCTCTACAGTTTCAGTCTGAGAGTTATCTGGTGTGGTTGGTGTGGTTGGTGTGCTCTCTGTCATCGCATGCGCTCCATAAATAATTCATCTACATCTACTTCTTCTTCTACTGGTTCTTCTACTACTATCTCTTCTTCTCCCATCCTATTCATATCAATAGCTGTAGCTTCTTCCTCTACAAATCGCTTGAATGTTTTATCCCGAGCTAAAACTTTTAGGCGACCAGCTATCATTTCTAAGCCTCTATCATCTACAGCCTCATCCATAGGAAATGATTCAAGGTTAGCGCCTTCTGCTGCAGACTCTATCATAGCAAGCTGACGAACAAACTCTTCTGGAAGAGGCCCTTCTACTCCCTCTTCAAAGAGAGGATACGGAGGAAGATTAAACATTGGCAGCAAATCGTTCAGCGCTTCAGCTAGGATGTTTAGGGCCCTAACTGTATAGCTTCCTGATGGGGTTAGGAGCTCAACCTCGAGCGCCGCATTATCGTCCATGCTGGTTCCTATCTCTGTAATCTCTTCAGCAAATTCTTCTACTGGCATATCATCCTCCGGTAAATTGTTTAACAAGGTCATTATGATTTTGAGTTTCTGCTATCGCAGTATCTACTCCAGCATCCAGCTCTGCGCTGCTCACTGGCCGCAGTCCTTTCTCTTTCATCACCTGCTCTCTGTGATGATAGCTTTCAACATACACACCAAGACCTCTATCATAGTATCCACTATAGCACCCCGACCAACTACCATGCCTTGCAAAGAGGCTCTGCCTACGCATCACCATAGCGCCACAGATAGCGCAGGCTTTATTCTTGAGCTCATCAAAAGAGCATAAGACTTCATCGAGAGCTGAACAGCTTGTACATTTTATATCATAGAGTGGCATCAGGGTAGAACGCTCCGGATGTTAGAAGGGTTGGGTGGAAGACTCATAACATCTGTGGCTGGTGGTTGCGCTGACTGGATACCCATATCAGAGGGTTGAGGCTTCTCTGCATCAGTAGAGGTTACAGCTTCAGGAAGTAAAGACTCAGGCAGATCGTAAAGCCTGACCAGCTCCTTCAGTATCTGCTGAGGAGGAACGCCTAACGCTTGCAATAAAGGGACAGTCTGCATAAACTCCTGCTTTTGTACTGCTTCAGATATGGGAGTAGCTCCTGAGTCCTGAGCATAGTATCCAAAGCTTCCCTCAAGATCAGACTTTTGTATGACTTCCGGCCTACCATTCAACAAGATGATGTCTGTTTCTTCCCCCAAAAACACCTTCATCATACTAGTGTAAACCTCCGCCAGCATTTCTATACTGTTATCTCTTTCTCTCGCCAGCCTTCCTACCTCTGTGCTCGTGTACGCAGCCAGCGCAGTTATCTCTGTGGCTGTGGCTTTGGTGGCTTCGCCTCGTGTAAACGGAGCCATGACAGAGCCCCTTTGCAGATCATCACCAACCTGCGCAATGTAATGCTGGAGCTCAGTAGGTACAGGTGAATGAGGGATAGCCATTATTGAACCATGGAGCTGTTGCCCTTGATTTAGCTCAACCTCCACGAATTCCCCATCTTGCCCTTGTGCTATTTTACTGAGCTCCTCATCAGAGAAGACCCCTTTTTCGATAACCCATTGACGAGCTGCACGTCTAACCATGCTCGCTTGATAGGTGCGGATGATATTCGTTTCTTGTATTTGATCGTATACTCTACGCAATGCAGAATATCCACGCAAAGGCATATCCGGCATACGGCTATAGTAAAGGGGCACGATAGGCAGCAGCGGCTGCCCCGAACCATTCACAAAGGGAATCTCTCTATACTTCTCTTCTATCAGCTCGCCGTCACTATTCTCTACAGATAGAGCTACCCCATCTTGAAGCCACTTATCTCCATCCTTCCAGTCTGGGGACCAGATATAAAAACGATTGTCGGCAAGATTATAGAGCTCAACAATCTCCACATAAGAGAAGACGCTGCGCTCAGGCTCCTGAGCTTGATAGGATGCGAAGATGCTATTCTCTTCTTGTTGCTGATCAAGATATCTAACCACACTATGAGGCGAATACTTACGGTTGCCAAATCTATACTTGGCTTCTTCAACGGTAATATAATACCGATGAGCACAAAAAGACTGATCCAACCATGACGATGCATCAAGATCTACAATCAAATCCCAAGGAGCTACAGCGCTCGCTTGTACCCGCCGAAAGATATCCGCCTCATCACTATAGCTCAGCTTGAGAAAGGAGCAGGGATATATCAGAGCCAACCGAGTAGCATCCTCAAGCTGAGTCCTAACAGTAGTCAGGAATTCATTACAAATACTCTGCACTTTTTGTGGTGTGCCCTTACCTCTTAGATCCGCCTTCACTACAACAGCGGGGTTACGAGAGAAGAGGCTGGCTACATATCCTTCTACATACTCATACGCTCTAGAGACTTCTATCAGTACTTGCTCTGGTTCTATGGCTTTATCCCAGTATCGGTTGGCGTATGCATTCCGAAGCTTGCGCATTTCTCTGCGCTCGGTATCCCAATATGCATTATGAGAATCATAAATCTCTCTAAACTTATCAATCTTCATGTTGCAATTCTCCATGGTAATCGCTGTCTTCGCTTGCCTCTTCTGGTCTTGAGGAATGCATCCATCTTGTTTTGCATTGTCCCTCGTCGCTGGCTTGCGGGTATATCTGCAAGAGCACGATAGCACAAAGCAAGGGACACCGCCAAGTCATCATGCAATCCTTTGGGAGCTTCTGGTGCTATCCTTTGTACGATCAACGATCGGAGCTCGAGCAGGGTAGCATCAGGAAGAGCTTGAATCATACCAGTATGTATATACTCTCTTAGGTTCTCATACATGGCGACCTTGCTTTGTAGGGTAGTGGTCCAGTCTCTGCCATGACTATCGGTCCAGAGATTTTTATACTCATACGCATGCAATCGATTGATGATCAGATGCCCATGGTTATTTGATTCTACCAGGCAGAATGCATCATTATACTTTGTGAGCTCCTTGATAATCTTCTCTGCAAACTGCACTGGCGTTTGCTTGTTCGACCTGCACGTGTAGACTACTTGAGAATCTATGACGCTGGCTATGGTTAGGACTGAGTAATCTCTCCCTACTCCTGCAGCCACATCTACCCCAGCAACATATGCTTCTCCCTCTTCTGGTGGCTGTATGCGCAGCTCAAGCTCTCGCATGGGTAAGGGCTCTATCTTATCCAGTGCAAGAGCCTCAAAATATGTGGACTGCCCAGCGTGAAAGGCATCTTCAAGACAGGCGGGATACTCTCGCTTGAAGTCACTGAGCCCGAGCGTTGATACCTGTTGCCTTCTCCAGACTAGTTGCTCATCATCTAGCCCATAGCGTAGAACCAATTGTTCTTCTTCGGGACGGCGCTGCCAGTCCTCCGGAATGGGAAGACGATAAGCGTGATGCTGATACCACCAAAAGCAAACTAGCTTCCATCCATTGCTCGGTGCATCGCTGCATAGCTGGTGGAACAAATCTCCCGCGGCCTTTGGTGTGCTCTCTATGATGATCTGCCCGGCTATCGGGAGAGCTGCAGTAACTGCAGCGAGCACAGCGCCAGGCGTTTCATACCATGCAAATTCACTCAGGTGGACAGAGGTAAGGGAAAAACTTCTG